GAGGGTATTAATATGAATAGTACTTCAACAGAAACTTCAACAGGAGCTTTACCAAGTGGTTCATCCGATAATATCAGATGGGAAATTGTTAGCCCTAACAAAGCAAAAGGTGTATTTTCTGTAATAATCAGAAGAGGAGACGATGTAACTAAATCAAAATCAGTATTAGAATCATTTACAAATGTTTCATTGGATCCAAAACAATCTAACTATATAGCTAGAGTAATAGGAGACCAAAAACAAGTAATGAGGGGTGCAGGTGTAGATCCATACCTACAAACTTCAGGAAGTTTTAGAAATGCCTCAAGATATGTAAGAGTAAAATCTGTAGATGTAAAAACACCAGATTACTTTAATAATAGTGGTGTAGCTAAAGATGATTATACAGGATCAATTCCAGTAGCTCAAAGTGGAACTTTAGGAGACGCTTCAGGTAATATAGTAGGAGCAGGTGCTAACTATTATGAGAATATTTCTACAAATACACAAGGTTTAGCTGCTACAGATTATACAGATGCTTTAGGTTTATTAGCAAATGCTGATGAATTCCAATATAATGTCATTTCAACACCAGGTTTAATACAATCCGTAGCTGCCCATAGTACCACGTTAAATACATTAATATCTAACGTAGAAAATAGAGGTGATGCCATTATAGTAATGGATTTATCAACATATGGTTCTACAGTAGCTTCAACAGTTCAAACAGCAGATAACTTAGATAGTTCATATGCTGCAGCTTATTGGCCTTGGGTTCAAATTACAGACCCAGATGCAGGTAAATTAGTATGGGTTCCAGCTTCAACAATGATTCCAGGAGTATATGCTTCAAGTGATGCAACTTCAGAAGCATGGTTCGCACCAGCAGGTATTAATAGAGGGGGATTAGGAACTGTAAACCAAGCAGAAAGAAAATTAACAGCAACAAATAGAGATAATTTATATGTTGGTAAAGTAAACCCAATAGCAACATTCCCAGGAAGAGGAGTTGTAGTATTTGGTCAGAAAACATTACAAACTCAAGCAAGTGCTTTAGATAGAATAAATGTTAGAAGATTATTGATTGAACTTAAATCATACATCTCTCAAGTATCAGATAATTTAGTATTTGAACAAAACTCAGCAGCTACAAGAAACACATTCTTAGGTCAAGTTAACCCATATTTAGAAAGTGTACAACAAAGACAAGGTTTATATGCATTCAAAGTAGTGATGGATGAAAGTAATAACACAGCAGATGTAATTGATAGAAATCAGTTAGTAGGTGCTATTTACATTCAACCAACAAAAACGGCAGAATTCATTTACCTAGATTTCAACATTTTACCAACAGGAGCAACTTTCCCAGCGTAAGAATTTGAATTTACAATATTTATAAACGAATTAAAATAATAAAATAAAATGCCAGTATTAGATCCAAATGAAATATTTTTCACCGCATTTGAACCAAAACAGAAGAATAGGTTTATCATGTATATTGATGGATTTCCATCTTACATGATTAAAGGGGTATCAGAAATAGGAATGACACAAGGAGAAGTAACCTTAAACCATATTAACGTTTCACGTAAAGTGAAAGGTAAATCTACTTGGAATAACGTTACATTTACATTATTCGACCCAATTACACCATCAGGAGCTCAAGCTGTGATGGAGTGGGTAAGATTACACCACGAATCAGTAACAGGTAGAGATGGGTATTCTGATTTCTACAAAAAAGACTTAACATTCAACGTATTAGGACCAGTAGGTGACGTAGTATCAGAATGGGTATTAAAAGGTTCAATGATAGTAAACGCCAACTTTGGTGCTTATGGTTGGGATGATGAAAATGCAGCTCAAGAAATATCTATGGAAGTAGCTATTGATTACGCAGTATTGAATTACTAATAAGTATTTAAATATCTTTAAGAAGAGCTTGGCTTATACCAGGCTCTTTTTTATATTTAACCTTAAATAATTAATAAATAAAAAATGGTTATAGCATTAACAATATCACTTTTACTCTCGGATGTAGCGATGGTATATTTTATACTTAAATTTATAAAGTTATACAAATCCCAACAAGAATCACTTATTCAAGCTTCTGTTAAACTCCAAAACCTTGAAAAAGATATATTACATAACAAATCAATAACCGAACTAGGTTTAAAAGACTTTGAGAAAGCAACAACAAAATATGTTCAATCTCAAGTGAATGGTTTAGAAAAAAAAATCCACAAAGAATTTGACCTACATAGAAAACAAGGTAAAAATTATTAAAAATTAAAATATATCATATTTATCGCTAACAATAAAGTTATTTACAAATAAAAATTATGGAAGACAACAAACCCAATTTCCCAACCGAGACAATTGAATTACCATCTAAAGGATTAGTATATCCTGAAAGTAACCCACTATCAAGTGGAAAAATCGAAATGAAGTATATGACCGCTAAGGAAGAAGATATACTATCCAATCAATCATATATTAAAGATGGTACAGTAATAGATAAATTACTCCAGTCATTAATAGTTTCAAAAATTGAATATAAAGATTTAATTGTGGGGGATAAAAATGCCATATTAATAGCCTCTCGCATATTAGGGTATGGTGCTGAGTATACATTTGAACATAAAGGTGAAGAAGTAACAGTAGATTTATCTATACTGGAAAATAAGGAAATTAATGAGGAAGATTTCACCCAAGGTCAAAATGAATTTTCATATAAATTGAAAACTACAGGGGACAGTATTACATTTAAACTATTAACACACGGTGATGAACTTAGAATTGATGAGGAGTTAAAAGGTTTAAAACGTATTAATAAAAAATCATCTAAAGATGTTTCTACTAGGTTAAGATATATGATTCAATCAATAAACGGGGATGATAATCCATCATCAATAAGAACTTTTATTGATAATAATTTCTTAGCTAGAGATGCTAGAGAATTTAGATTACATGTTAAATCATTCCAACCAGACATCAACATGAGAGTTTCAGTGGAAACTTCCGAAGGAACGGATGATATAGAGTTACCCATTAGTCTTAACTTCTTTTGGCCAGACGTCGAGTTATAGAGTAAATCTATTTACACAAATACATGAGATAATATTCCACGGTAAGGGGGGATATGATTATAATACCATATACAATATGCCTATATGGTTAAGGAATTTCACTTTTAATAAAATAAAACAGTTTTATGATAAAGAAAAAGAAGAAGTTAACAAAACTCCTACCATTCCAAAAACCGGGAAAATAACTCCCCCAAACTTTAAACAACCTACCTATACAGCGAAGACATCAAAGAAATGATGTCTTCCTATATTTATAACCAAAATCAATAGATGGCTTTAAACGATGATTTAGAAAAAGGTAATAAATTACTCTCAGAAAGATTAAAAATCAACGAAGATATAGTAGATGATCTTAGGGATTATACCAATTTATTACAAGATCAACTAAAAAATGTAAAATTTCAATCTCAAGAAAAGAAGGAAATTCTATCATCAACTAGAAAGATAAATAGCATAGCTCAACAAAATTATACCATACTTGAGAAAGAATTAGGTACTGAAAAGCTTTTAAAAAAGATAGGTGATGATAAATTAAAATTAGAAAAAGAAATTAAAAGGTTAAATAACCTTAAATCTAAAACTCTTGTTGATGATAAAAGACTGCAATCTGAGATAACTAGTAATGTACAATCTCAAATAAAAAACACAGAAAATCTATTAAATCAACTTAAAGGTGTTGAGCAAACCACCCAATCCATTTCTCAAAATCTAGGAGTTAAAACATTCTCAGCTCTTAAAGATATCACAAAATCAATCCCTGGGTTAAGAAAATTTAGTGAACCTTTTGATAATGCTGCTGAAGCTGCAAGAAAAATCGCAGCACGTAATAAAATTGCAGCAGGTATAAACAAACAAACAGGAAAAGGATTAGATAAAGATGCAATAAAATCCTTAGGATTAGCTGATAAATTAAAGGATAAAAATGGAAAAATCCTTACAGGAACATCAGCAATTGCTAAAATGAGGAAAAAGGGATTAATGGGAGCCCTAAAACCTCAGAATGCTTTAGTATCGGGGACAAAAACCCTACTCAAAGAATTAAATTTGGGTAATTTAGCATTATTAGGTTTTGTGAAAGGACTATTCCAAGCAGATAACATCACAGGTGATCTGGCTAAAAATATGAATATGTCATATGGTGAAGCTAGAAAACTAACAAGAGAACTAGCAGTTCAAGCTGAAAATAGTGGGAATACGTTTGTAACTACTAAAGGCTTAAGTGAATCTTTAACCTCTATAAATTCTACCCTAGGTACTAATGTTAAATTAAATGGTAAAAACCTTGAATTTTTCACAGAAATGAGAAAATCAGCAGGTTTTACTAATGATGAGTTAATGGGGATGCAATCCCTAGCTAATGCTACTGGGGGTGATTTAGAAACTATGACTGGTGAGTTTATGGCCCAAGTCAAACTTTCTAATATAAAAAATAAAGTATCCCTTAATGAGAAAACTCTCATGAAGGAGATTGGAAGTATCTCGGCAGCAACTACATTATCATATGGTAAGGATGTAAAACTATTAGGGAATGCTGTAGCAACAACTAAGGCTTTAGGTATGGAAATGTCTAAAGTTGAGGGTATTGCTGATAGTTTACTTAACTTTGAAACTTCTATATCTAATGAGTTAGAGGCAGAATTACTTATAGGTAGAGAATTAAACCTAGAAAAAGCAAGAGAATTAGCTTTAAATAATGACATAGCTGGAGTTGCTTCTGAAATAGCAACACAGATGGGCTCATCAGCAGAATTCACAACCTTAAATCGAATCCAACAAGAAGCATTAGCTAAAGCTGTAGGTATGAACCGAGAAGACTTGGCAAGAACCTTACTACTTCAAGAACAAATAGGTAATGTTAGTAAAGAGGATTATGCACTTAGAGAAAAACAAGTAAAACAATTAGAAGCCCAAGGCTTAACCCAAGCTCAAATTAAAGAAAAACTAGCCAAAACTAGTATAGAAGATTTAAAAAACCAGGCCTCAGCCCAAGAAACCCTCACGGCCAGTGTGGATAAGATGAAAGAAATATTTGTCCAAGTGGGTAGTGTAGTTTTACCTTTATTTGAGGGGTTTGCCAGTTTAGTAGGATACATTACCCAATCTAAAGCAGCTATGTTTGGTTTAAAGGTAGCTCTAACAGCCATAGCTGCAAAGAGTCTAATAACCGCAGTTGCACAAATCTTTGCAGGTAATGCAAAATTTGGTCCCTTAGGGATAATCTCAGCTGGTATTGGGGTAGGAGCTCTTATGGGAGCTATATCATCAGCTAAATCCATAGGTGATGGTGCTTTTGGCGCCGATGGTTCAACTCAAATATCAACTAAAGAAGGAGGATTATTCGAAATTTCCCCAAATGATGATGTAGTAGTAGCTCCAGGTGCTATTGATAGAATGAACCAACCAGGAGGTGGAAACAACCAATCAGGGGTTATATCAGAATTAAGAAAACAAAACAGTATCCTAATGCAAATACTTCAAAAGGACACAAACATAGAAATAGACGGAACTATCCTAAATAAGAAAGTACAACAATCACTTTCTACATTAGGTTAATATTTATAATAAAACAAACATAATATTATGGCTTTAAAAAATAAATTATCATCAACAGGTTCACCCCTATCAAATTTAAATGGTGGAACTGCAACTGTACCTAACTTTAAGTTATCCAAAGTACACAATGAATACTCAATTAACGGTAACCCTACACTACCTGGTAAGCCTGCCCCATCTAAATTGGATTTAGACGGTAGAGTACCGGGAAATAACTACAGAAACAACACACCAGAAGGTAGAACATTTTAATATATGCCTTTAATTGACCTAAAAACAGACTTAAAATCATTAAAGTTTGGGAATGATAGACCTCAAGGTGGTTCTAGTAATCAACCTTATATCCAAACCCAAATCCCAGATGATGATAAACAGGGAATACCTTCAACAGAGGATTTTTTGTTAAGGGGGGGATTATCTGCTCCTTTAAATGCTGCTAAAGATGTTAGTAGGTTAACTCAAATGTTTTTTGATCTAAAGGATCCTAGTGGTTTATTTTTTACTGCAAAGGAAAATTTATTATCTAGAACAGCTGTTAAAACAGAAGCATCTACAACAGCGGGTGCCATTTATACTCCCTTAAGTACTTTAGGTCAAGCAGCCTCAGGTTTTGCGGGTGGACATTTAAATTTATTAGGATTAGATCCAACAGGACTATCTGCATCCTCAAAAGACCCAGGTTTATCTGTACCTAAGTATTATGATTATATAACAAATAAAATAAATACAGGAGAAAAATTTAATAGATTAACTTCACTCTCAGACACATCTTTTGAAGAAGTAAAAATAGGTAATAAATTCACCTTATTCCCAAATGGTAGAAACACTAGTGAACCTACTTTCATGGAATATGGTGGTGGCCCAGGCTCTATATTAGGTATAGGAAAAACAAGATTAAAATTTGCTACAAACTCAACCAGAAATTCAGGGAAACGAACCTGGGAGGTAGGTACAAAAATAGGAAATTATAAATCTTGGAGTAAAGAACAAATAGAATCTACTCCTGATAATACAAATAAACCCACAGGAAATCCTTCAATTCAAGATTTTAGAAGAGATTTATTAGGTAATAGTACATATTCTACCATAATATCTTCATCTCCAAGTTATAAAACTGGGGAGGGAAAAAATATAGAAGAAAGAGTTAATCTAGGAGACCCAGGAAAGTCTCAAAACGTATACAGTTATACAACTGGGGGGAGATTAGTAGATAAAATAAACGCTAGTGGTATGTATGAAGCTGAAATAGCTAACCATTTAGGGGATAAAAATGATTTAGTTAAATTTAGTATAGGAGTTTTACAAAACAATGATACTAAAAAAGCTGATTTTATGCACTTTAGATCATTTATAGATTCATTTGATGATTCATATACCTCAAATTGGGGAGATACCCAATATGTTGGTAGAGGGGACAAAT